GCTGTTGTGCTTGCATCTTCTCTTCTTCGGTCAGGAGATAACGATCACCCACGAAGCCGAGACCAGCCATCAAGTCAAACACAACATTACGCCATTTGATATCTTGGATTGCGTCACGAGGCAGAGAGCCAATGATTTGGACACCCTGCATCAGACGCATAGATTGAATTTCACGATGCAACGCTTCAATACCTGAACGCAACTTCAGGGGTGCAACATCATTGACGACACCCTGAGCAAGGACACGCACGTTCTGATCTGTGTTCTCGTCGTTCGCCATGTTGAATGACAAACGCTTCACAAGCGGCACATGCAACTCCTGGGTGATGGCACTCAGGATACCTGACAAGCCGCCTTCAATGGATTGAATGGTGGCATTAATTTCCGTAGCCGTGACACGTTCACGGTTCTGACCCGTATAGGCTAGGTTGTACAGCAACGCCTTCAAGATCGTCTGCTCAAACTTCTCGACAGCCGCCATGGTGACTTGCACCTGGACGGGACTACCGAGTTGCATGACGAACACATCTTCCCTGCGGGCGGACACCCAGTCACCGTTGGCAGAGTTTGCCATACGACCGAGGTCCGTAACTCCGGCAGGATTGACGCAGAGGCGGAACTCCGAGTTGGCGGCACTTCCCTGCAACAGGGCAAGAGAATGCGCCATAAGCGATCTAATGTCACCTAGGAGGGATTCAATGATGCTCAGGCCGTAGTTGTTACTAGCGGAGGTTCCGTACTTGAGGGCAAAGTACGGCAACACCGTGTAGTAGGTCTTGCTGTTGATCGGTTCACCACGGAATTCGTCGGTGACATCGTATCGCTTCTTGCCCTCATTCCACACACAGCGTGTGTACTTGGGTTCCAGAAGTCGATTGCCCTGCTTGTAGGAACCTGACGGTCCTGGTCTGTTCTTGAGTCGGTCAGGAAGCGTCTCGGGGTCCACCCAAGTACGCACAACCAACTCATAGATCGAGCCGTCTTCCTTACGGATGACGACATAGTTATCCAGTCGGTGCTTGCGGAAGTTGCCGTTTGGCAACAACTCCAGCAAGGTGTCTCCAATAATAACTAGATCCAAACACACATTGTGCAGTTCGGGTCGGAAGTTACTTGACTGAAGACGTGTCATAATCTCGGCATCATACATCGAGATCGTATTCTGAACCTGCTCGTAGGCGGCGACTGGCGCACCAATCGGGACCATCACGTTCGGAGACACGATGGGAGACCCGTTGGTGGGCAACACAGCGTTGGCGATCTTAGCGGCCAAGGCTGCGGCTCCGATAGCGGGAGCGGAGTTCAGAGGGGTATCAAGTTCATCTTGCTCGTCCCAGTTCTCGGGAGGCAACATGATGGGAAATGTGTATTCGGCACACTCACGCTTGCGATCCAACAGGATCAGTCTTTCTGATTCGAGTGTGTCAAACCGTTGTTCAAGTGTTTGCTCTGTCATTGCTTACTCCGGAATCCCCAGTCCGGGGTTGGTCAATGATTGTCGTCCACGCTCTCTCAATTGAGCGTTTCTTGCCATAGTTGATTCTCTAAGAGAGCGCAACTCTGCGGCTTTCTTGGCATAATCTTCTGCAGCTAGATCTTCTCGTTTAGGTGCGGGAGGAATGTAAGGAACGGGAGGAGGAGATTTACTGCCCACGTTGCTTCTCCATTTCGTTTTCAATAATACGGACAATCTTCTGTTGTCCAGTAATGAATGCAATATCCTCGGGTGATACCGAGTTCTTTCCGTCAGATCTGTTCCACTCCAAAGAATCCACCTTCTTTTGGAGCCATTGAACAAACTCTGGGGTCAGGGTCACCGGGCAGTCGCTGGAGGAATCTCCCCCACTCACCCCGAAGAATCGACTTTTCAATTTGTTCAATTGATTTGAACTTACACCGAAGTTTACAGGCATAATCAGTTTCCTTTGTCAGCGTCATTCGCATGATGTATTCGACCTCGGCCATGCAGTTTCTTGGTCTGCGGCCTCGGTAGTTGTTCCACCACCATCGTAGATTCTTCCAGAATGAAATCTCTGCCGGAATATACGGGAAGTCGTGAAACCACATATCATACAAAAGGTACTGAACACTCCATGGTCTATTGTCACTAGATGCGTACATGGCAAACGAAGTACCATGATACGGTGTGTAGTGAGTCATCTCATCATAAAACGCTTGGACATGACAGTACTTCCAACCTGTCAGTACTTCAATCAATCGCGCTCTGATCCACCACCAGATCTTAGAGACTAGTGATATGTCTTCCATCTTCAGCAAATCGTCTGCTGTGTAAAAAACAATCCTTAGAGGGATCGAAAGCGCAAGGTCGTTTCTTAGTTCGCAGGCCATTTACCACCTGTATGTGCTTATGGGTTGCCACGATTGATATTCGATGGTCGTGTCCACGGGGCCGATGATGTGTTGGTTGTCAAGAATCTTAACCAACTGACCTTGTTGAACACAGTAGTTGTACGAGTAGCCGGCTTTCTCATAGGCTTGCAGGACAAGATCTTCTTTGTTACCGTCTTGGCTCAGGATCTTGGCGGCCTTGGCAGGACCGACACGGTACATACCAGGCACACAGTCGGTGGCATCTCCTGTCAACCACTGTGTCATAAAGTTGTGGTTGGCTTGGTCAGGGGATACGATCACGGCTTTCTGCTTGACAGGGTTGTAGTGTCTGCCCGGAATAGACTGAAGATCTTTATCGACGGTCACGATCACCGTTGACTCATAGGCTGTCCCAAGGATGCCCATGATGTCGTCGGCTTCAAGACCTGACTGCGCTCGATACGGATACCCGATGGTACTCGGGTCTTCGAGGATCTGATACGAGGGTGAAAGATCGTCGGGCAATGTTCTACCCTTTCGGATGTGCTTGTATTGAGGGTATAGTTCGTGCCTGAAGTTAGGTTGCTTGAACTTGGACAGGCACAAAGTAACCTGAGGGTTCTTAAGATCGAAGGCACTGACAACCTCTGTTTGCCATTGGTGGACCGTACCTTGCAACATGCTGAGAAGATCAAGGCGGTCTCCGATGTTAAGGAACGCACATCGGTATGCCAGGTAATCGCCGTCAATCAGGATGTGATCAATCACAATCTGTACACTCCCATAGCTGTCGTTCAGTAAAGTTGTACTTAGGTCGGTCGTCAAGTTGCTTAGGCAACGCACCGTTTCGGATCATCTCCTCGGTGTGTACCAGCATCATGGCGTTGGCATACATGTGGGCAAGGTGATCCTCGTTCGTATATCCTTCGATAAATTGATCGAGGTGTCTCTTCAGACTGTCGATGTGACGCATCAGAGGAATACCCTTCTCCCAGTTGCGGTCGCCGTAGCGTGCGGCTCCTCGCTCAAGGACTTGCGCCAAACGCCAAGTGGCATATGTGGAGATCAGGTCGTAACGACCCTTGCCGTTCTGTGAGCCTCGAACAGCACCAGAAGCAAACGACTGATTAGGAACATTCTCGTTCAACATGTTAGTGACACTCCGCCCAAGATTTGCCGATCTTGTATTCGCCGTCTAGCGGACATGCTAGACTGAAATGCGATCCGGCTTGTTTGATTGATTCGACACTGGTTGTGCCGATGAACTTTGCGATATCCATCGTACGAGCTTCTGATTGGTATTCGTCATGCACATTAAGCATGTCGGCCCAATCAGTACCGTACACATACTGCTCGTTGATTGTGTTGTATCTGAACACCAACGCCTGCTTCATCACAAGCGCACCACCGCTTTGCAACAGCGTGTTCAATGCGGCGTGTTGGGATCTAATCGGGATCTTTCTACCGTCTAGTCCGACGATATGTCCCGTCAATACACAGTCATTACAGAACTGCTTCAGTTCAGCCAACGCAGGCAGTCCCTCAAGGAACTTCTCCTTGAGACGCTTGCCGTCCTTGGCCGTACCCTTGACAATCTTGCCTATCTTCTCGTCCCCCGCACCATATAAAAAGGCATAGATGAATGTCTTGGCTTGATCACGGTTGTCCAAACCTGCTGCTTTCTGGTTATAGGTGTGGACATCGCCTTCTGTGACTTGCTTGACGTACTCTCCTCCATCGTACTTAGCCATGTAATGAGCAAGCATACGAAGCTCAAGACCACTAGCGTCAGCACCAACTTGATACCACGCCTTCCTCGGAGTGAAGCAAGCCCGACACTCATACCCATACTCCCCAGCAAATCCATACAAGATCTCCTTGTTCTTACCTTTGCGTATCTTAGGACAGTTGACATTCGGATCGCTGTGAGTCATGCGTCCGGTCACTGCGCCGTTGGTGTTGACCGAGTGATGCAGTCTATTTGTGTTGGGAGATATGGAGGTCATCCATGTCTCGGCAATGTTGGCTCGGTTCTGACACATCCGCCAGTCAACAATCATCTTGGCCTCAGGGTACTTGTCGGCAAGTTTCTCAAGCACATCACCTTCGGTAGATGGCTTGCCTGATTCGGTCGTGACCTTCGGCTTCCAGTTGTACTTGTTGATGAGACGCTCGGCGATCTGATCACCGCTTGCGGGATTGAACGGGATCTCCTTGAACTTCATAGGACCGTCACCGATGATCGGAGCCTTGAGTCCGTTCTTTCTGGCCCAGTCCTTCGCATCGGACTTGCGGTCAAATTGGTTGGAGATGCCTTCGATGAAGTAGTACTGCGGTGTCTTCATGTACTCGATGGCGGGAGGGAACGATGTCTGCAGTTGTGACAGCAGGCTTGTGCGTTCTTGGTTCGCCAAGGTGTACAGATGTGTAGCGGCTTGTACGTCAATCGTCACACCGTTCCAATGCTGACGAGAGACGATCTCGGCAACCTTGTGTTCAAGTTGGATCGACTGCTTCCATCCGTTCCATCGCTTGGACAGATACTTGTAGATTTGTTTGGTCAGCAATACGTCATTGCCGCAGTACTCAGCCATCTCGTCCGAGTACTTCGACCAGTCCTTGTGGTCGCCCTTGGGGAACTTCAGGAATTTACCCCATTCACCAAGGCTGTTACCGCCAACAGGACTTGAATGGCGATCAGGATACATAAGCCGAGCGACAACCAAAGTATCCAGCCGCTTGTTGAAACTAGCACCGTAAAGACGCTCCAAACAAGGACAATCAAACATAACAATATTGTGGCCAACGACATACTCAGCCTGTGCAAGACGTTCCACGGCTTGCTCGATTTCATTCGGTCCATAAACATCAGCCCCTTCTTGTTCAAGATCGGACACTCCAACGCACCATACGTTGTTTGCATCCACACCAAGACCATCTGTTTCGATATCGAAGAATACCATAGACACTCCTGTGTAAACCACCACCGCCCCCGGGGTGACGGTGGCAGTGCGTGTTACTTGGCCTTCTTAGCAGGAGCCTTTTCAAGCTCGGCAATCTGCTTATCCGCCATCGACTCAACAAGTTCATCGACAATTTCGGTCAGCTTCAGAAGTTGTTTCTGAATCTGTCGAAGGTACTCTCGTGTCTCGTAGTGTTCCTTTGCGAGACGAGGAATGTGAACCTGCATGGCCGACACGGGCGTTGCAGACGGGATCAAGTCATTATCAGTTTCGTCAGACATATCAATCTCCAAGGATGTCAACATCAGTCTCGACATCATCTTCAGCTAAAGCATTCTTGAAAGTTTTACCTACGGACGGTGCGCCCTCGAAGCACAGCTTGCCGTCTTCGTCACGGTCCCACGGGATCTCCGCCAAGCGTCCGGTCTCTTTCGAGAACCGAAGTGCGTTGACGATTCCTGTGACACCGCTGAAGCGATCCTTGAGGGATCGGACGGCAATCGTGTTTGCGATATTGAGATCAGGATTCTGTTGGTCACGTTCGTAACCAAGGACACCATCGGCAAGATGGTACAGCGATCCTGATCCACGCAGATCCTTCAGGGAGATCTGTCCGCCTTCTTCGTAGGGTGTGCCGTCAGGCTTGGTCAGATGACACACAGCCTCGACACGGCACTGGGTACGTTCTACAAACGATCTCAGGTTGGTCATAAGAACGTCGATGTCCTTACGCTCGTTGCCTGATTCGAGACCTGAGATCACGATGCTGAGGTGGTCAAGGTAGATCACCTTGCAACCCAACGCCTTGACCATGTACTCCATCTTCTGGATCAGTGCCGTTGAATCGACAGATCCGAAGTGATCGTACAGAGCAAGACCTGTGTCTCTCAGTTTCTGAAGTGCGACCTGATACTGCTCGTCGGTCAAGTCGTCTTTGACATCGAAGGGGATAGCCTTCTTGCCTGACTTGAGACGACTAGCATTGACCGCTCTAGCCGCAAGAATCT